CTTGCCGAATTCGAAGAGGCGTTAGAAGCTGTGATAGATGTGTATCCTATGAAAGACAGGATACTCAGAACTACCGGCGGAGGTTCTGGCGCTTCGGGAGGATCTGGTGGAGATACCAAAACTGGTATCGAAGGAAAGATCCTGAAGATGCAAGAGCAGTACAAAGAAGCAATGACTGCAGGTAACGGTAAATTAGCCATCACTCTAAAGAATCGAATTTTCGAACTTACGCAACAAAGGAAAGCGAATTTACGATAAGTTACGATAATAAGGAGTAATGACTTATGGCGAACACAAACGCAGCAGCAACAGTATGGAACTGCCCTTAATATAGTTAGGGGCCGTGAGGTAACCTTAAACAAGTAGGAAGGGACTCATGGAGAAATCGGGTGAATTCAGGGAAAGCCTAAAGAGTACTGACTGGGCTTGGATAGCAGGATTTCTAGACGGAGAAGGATGTTTTATGATTAGGAAGTCGAAATCAGTAAATAAGAATTACAAGAAGACGAAAAAGGGAAAACCGTTTTGGTATTTTTATCTACCCCGAATTAGTCTTATAAATACTGATAAAGGTAGCGTTCAGTTTCTTGCAGATGCAGTAGATTCTAACGTTCTTAGACGACCTATGAAAGAAACGAATTTACGTCCGTTATACTACGTAGAAATAGCTGCTCTACACAAGTTAAAATTGATATTAGTTAATACACTTCCTTACTTTAAAGTTAAGTATAGGCAAGCAGAATGCTTGTATCGATTTTGTCAGACTCCACGTCCTGGCGGACCAAATAGAAATAAGATAACGGCAATTCGAGAAAGTTTATATCAAGAGTTTAGACGTATTGCGGAGGATACAGGACAAGCGGCGTCCGGTAGAGCAATACGAGGACAACTTAAACTTGAAGATAGACGGTTTCAAAGAAGTGCAGTTCGTTTGGTCGGTAACCCTGAGCCAAGCCGTCGGATGAAATATGCTGACGGAAGGTGCAACGATCAGTGAATACCCCGAACAGGGATGAATCACACAAGCGCCCGAACCGAAAGGTATGAGATGATCTGGACTTATAGGAAACTATAAGAAGTAGGGAATAGAAATCCTACGATAACACAATCGAACTATACCGGCGAACTGTTCATGATAGGAGCAAACCAAACGCCCTACTTGAATATGATCGGAGGACTTCAGGGCGGAACTGTTAGAACGGTAGGAGACTTTCAGTTTCCGCTGGCTCAACCTTGGGCGTTAGAAGCAGCGTCTCAGCCTGCAATTTCTGAGACCACTTCGTTAACGGCACCTACTCCCTGGACCTATGTAAGAGGTCAGGACGTCAATACCGTTCAAATTTGGCAGCGGCAAGTAAGCGTGTCCTATGCCAAACAATCTGTAACCGGTCAGGTAACTGCCGATGCCACTACTGGATTGGTGGATATCTCTGACACTCAACCCGTTCAGAACGAGCGAGATTTTCAGATAATGGCGCACATGCGTCAGTTGAGTCTCGACATCGATTATACGTTCTTGAATGGAGCCTACGCGCAAGCAACCGACGCAGCGACTGCGGCAAAGAGTAGAGGCATCATAACTGCAGCTACCACCAACACAGTAGCAGCAGGCGGAGCAACGCTTGACAAGGCACTTATTGATCAACTATTGAGAACAATGGCAGCAAACGGTTCTGAATTCCTCCAAACGGTTATTTTCGTCAATGCTTTTCAAAAGCAGAAAATCTCCGATATCTACGGTTATGCACCGGAGGATAGAAACGTTGGTGGCGTTAATATCAAGCAGATTGAGACCGACTTTGCAATCCTTGGTATCGTGTGGGCGCCGAACGTTCCTGCCGCTACGATGTTGATCGCTGATTTGGCAGTGTGTGCTCCTGTATTTCTCCCGGTACCGGAAAAGGGAGTTCTGTTCTACGAGGAACTTTCCAAGACAGGTGCTTCTGAGAAGGGGCAAATCTACGGTCAAATCGGACTTGACTATGGACCCGAAGAGTATCATGGCACCATCACTGGACTCGCCACTTCGTAACCTCTAACGTTTTACTAAATTAAAAGGAGGTTATTATAATGAGTTACAGCCAATGGTTAGAAGATAAAAGACTTCGGGATCAGTTAGAAAAACATCCCTCTGTTCATCCTAAAATGCGCGAGTACCTGCGTAGGCTAAACGACGACATGAGTTGGTCAAGTAGTTCGTCAAGTTCAAGTAGCAGTAGCCTGTCCAGCTCAAGTAGCAGTAGTAGCTCCTCCAGTAGCGCATAGAGGTTATGGTGGGACTAATGGTTTCGACAGGAGATATTACTAATGGCGAAGAAAAAAGAAGTTAAGAAAGTGATGAAGAGAAAGGTTAGAGAAACCTTTACCTTTGTCCGAGGTGCGCTCCCTAGTATAGTTTGGGATCCAGATAAAAACAAACCTTTAGCGGAATTCGTTGACCCTATAACGCAAAGGGTTACTGGTGTGTTTACTACCACAAGTAAAATAGTGGCGGACAAGTTAAGGGAAATGGGTTATCGGGAAAAGAAGAATTTTCCTGACGGCGTACCTCCTGCCGGAGGGTTTGTAGAAATTCCTGCAAAGCCTCCAGGTCATATAACTCCAGGCGGTCCAGGTACAGGTCTAGCTAGAGAAGTAGACCTTACTGAAGGTTAGACCGTAATGTACGAAACATTTTTTCCAAAAAGTTAAATCTCATTTGCGGAAGTAAAGGAGATTAGATGGCGGAATATTGTAGCGAAGATGATTTGATACTGATCCGTCCAGGCATACTGGACTTAGGTGTGTTGGACTGGTCAGCTCAGATCGTAGAAATGGGAAAAATTTTGGACAGGGCAATAGAGGTCCAATGGTATCGTAACGTAGCTGATGATAACGCCGTAGATTGGCGTACTACGCTCTTTGACAGAGAGTTACTGTCAAATGCGGAAGAACAGCTGACTAGAGTAGCTTGCTATAAAACGTTGGAACTCATCTTTATGTTTTTGATGAAACACCGTGCTAACGACGCCTTTGCAACTGAAAGGGAGTTGTTTGCAAAACTATATAAGGAGGAGTTGCGTGAGGTTATGATTGCAGGTCTTGACTACGATTGGGACGACGACGGTCTTGGTACCGATGAAATATCTGTTCTGAGAGTACGCAGGCTTGTAAGAGTGTAATGGCAGAAGCATACGTAGAAATAAAGACAGAAAATGTAGAGGCCATGCTAGTTCGGTTAGAGACTGGTTTAGGAGACGCTCGAAAACTTATGGGCGAAATAGGCCACTTTCTAGCGTTCTCTATGCTCGACCGTATTGAAAAAGGTAGAGATGTAGAGGGAATTCCGTTTGAGCCTTACTCCATACCGTATGCAAAACTACGGGCGGAGGAAGAGCGTCCTGTACATCCTGTTGATTTATTTTTCTCCGGTCAAATGACTAGTGCCCTTACGTACGAGGAAGCAAAAGACGTAGTACGATTGTTCTTTCTGGACACACCTCGTAGACCTTATAAAGGTAGGAAACCAAGCAAGGCTACTAATGCCGCTATTGCCTACTATAACAACGAGATCAGAGAATTCTTCGCTATTTCGGTAAAGGAGCAAGCTGAGATTTTAGAACTAGCAAACACTTACTTTAAGATAATTTTAGAAGGTAAGTAATAATGGCAACTAACAGCAAAAGAGAACAAATCCTTGTAGCAGTAGTAAACAATATAGAAGACATTCCCGCTATATCTGTTGTAAAGCGTATGAGGCCTGCATTTGCGGACCTAGAGAGTGTAGCTCACACAGAGATTCCATTGGTAGCTGTAGTAGGAAAACTTCCTGCTCCGGTACAGAAAAGGTCGGGTAGGCAAACCGGAATAATAGATAAGTTTCTCTCCGATTTAGAAGTGGAATTATACTGTTATGCTTTGGAGAATGTAGAACCTGACACCAAAGTATCTGACCTCTCCGACGACCTGTGGAGCAAGTTGTACTCCGATCCTACCCTTATAACTGACGCCTATCCAAAAGGATTGGCACTATGGTTGAATATAAGACCAGAAGTACAGGTGGGGTTTTGGGATCCCTATATTGTTTTCAAGATGATTTGTACTTATCAATACGTTCATGACACAGGAGGTATTTAGAAATGGGTAATCAGCAAACACCTCATTCGACCGAAAACTATGCCATTGGAAAAGGAATACTTTCCATTGGAGTATGGTCGGGCACTACTCCTCCGGTATCCAACACCGATATAGGAAACTGCAGTAGTATCGAAGTTGAGCCGACCGTAGAGCGCCTACCACACTATAGTTCTAGGACGGACTTTAGATTGAAAGACAAGAACCCCGTCATCCAAAAGGATTACATGGTCAACTTTGACTGTGATGAGATGGCGGCAATAAACCTTAACAAATTCCTTTTAGGTACACTTTCGGGGAATACTATTGCGGCGTTGATGGGATCTAACTTGGAGTACGCAATGACCTTCGTTTCAGATAACCCTATAGGTCCAGATCAAACGTGGGATTTCTGGAGATGTACCATTACTCCGAGCGGTTCTTTACAGCTTATAGGCGAAGAATGGATGACTATGAGTTTCCAAGCAGAAGGACTTGCTGATGTGGACAACCACTCAACTACTCCTTACTTCAACGTAACCTATAGCAGTAGCTCAAGTAGTAACTCGAGCTCAAGTAGTTCAAGTAGTAGCAGTAGTTCTGCATAATGTAAAAGGTTAATACGATCGCACGTGAAAGGAGGTAATTTCCATGGCGCGAAAAACGAAAACCTTTGAAATAGAAGGTTATGAGAAATCTTTTACTGTTTACGAATTAACGGTTAAGCAGATTATGGATCTCATGCAACAGGATATACAGGACACCACCTTAACGGGGTTAACAGCTCAGTTTGAGTCCTTCCTTCCCCTCGCTTCCGACATAAAACTACCACAATTATATGACATGACTCCTAGTGATATAAAAATAATTTGGGAGAGATTTAAGGAAGTAAACGACACTTTTTTCGTAGTCTCCCAACAGGCGGGACTGGGCGACCTGTTGGGAGCACTGAAAAAGGCGATAGTAGAAGACTTTGGAAAACTGCTTGTCTCCTCATCGAAGCAGGACATGTCGGAGTCTTAGACTACGGGTATTCTTTTTTCATTGATGCTTTTAATGAGAATAAATTAATAAGTTTTGAGTGGGAAAAGAGGATCGCTTTAGCAGTAAGGTACGCTCAGAATTTGAATAACAAGGACTTTAAGAAATACCTTAAACGTAAAGGGTAAGACATAATGGCAGCCTCAGAATTCATGGACATAATAGTACGATTGAGGGGAGATAAGGCGACAGCAGACGTTAAGAAGCTGGACAAAGAGATAGACAAATTACCACGATCTGTACGTATAGCTGACAAAGCCTTTGTCGGTCTAGGTAAATCCTTAAAACTTATGAGGGGAGCCCTTTCTGGAGTAAGTACTGCAATCTTCAGTATCCAAGGACTTATTGCTACTGCCGGTTTAGGCATGCTTGCTAGGTCCTTTACTCAGGCAGCTGCAACAGCTGAGGGGTATAGAACACGACTGACTACGTTGTTAGGTAGCGTAGAAAAAGGAAACGAACTATTTCAAAAAATGTCTGAGTATGCTAGTGGAGTTTCTTTTTCTTATGAAGAAGTAATGGGAGCGGCAACGCAACTAACTGGTGTAATGAAAGGTGGAGTTGAGGAAGTACAGAAGTGGATTCCGTTGATAGGTGACCTTGCTGCTGCATCTGGTTTAGATATACAAACTGCTACTGGACAAGTAATACGTATGTACTCGGCAGGAGCGGCGTCAGCGGACCTGTTTAGAGAGCGTGGTATACTTGCCATGCTTGGATTTCAAGCAGGAGTAAGTACGTCCGCAAGAGAAACCAGAGAGCAGTTGATAAAAGCGTGGGAGGATCCACTTAGTAAATTTCGCGGAGCCTCTGCACTGCTTGCAAAAACGTGGAGAGGTTTGCTTTCTATGGTAGGGGATTCTTGGTTCCAATTTAGGACTATGGTGATGGAGTCAGGTATCTTCGATTACATGAAAGCCATAGTAGCTCTTATGATTGACTGGTTAGGAGATATGCGTGATAGTGGTGCACTAAAGGAAATAGGTCAACAAATTTCTAATTACTTAATCGCTGGAATTCAAAAACTAATACACTTCATATTTCAAGTACAAGAGGTGTGGCGTGGTTGGTTGCTGATATGGAATGTACTTAAAGGAGCGTACGCTACCTTTGCTCCTTACATATTAGAAGGAATAAGTGTAATAGCGCAAGCGCTTGGTGGTTTAGCTGTTGGGTTTCAAGCGGTAGCAGAAGCGTTCGGTATGACGGGTATAGCAGGTAAGATGAAACAGATCGTTTCTCTTGCGGAAGATATAAGTGGTAATGCGTTGGAACAAAAGAAGTTTTGGGAGGACGTTAGAAAAGAGGCGGCAGCAAGTGTAATAGAGTTATCAAAACAAACGGATACCTACGGAAAAGCGGACGCTATCATTCAAAAGATAAACGCTCGACTTGCTAAGTGGAAAAAGCAGCAGGAGGAATTGAGTAAGATAAAACGACCTAAAGCTTTGGATGAGCTGGGCGAAGCGAAGTTGACGGTGCAGTTAGCTACCGAGCTTGCTAAACAGAAAGCTCACGACCAGACAGTACTTCTTCTTATGGACATAGCACATAAGAAGGGTGTTACAAGTGTAGAGGAATACTGGACTAAACGACGTGAGATTACAAATGCGGCATATAAGAAGGAACTGGAACTACTTAAAGCACAAGAACAAGAGGCAATATTAGAAAAGAAGCCTGATAAGATCGCTCAGATAAATGGAAAAATATACGCTCTTAACGAAAAACTAACTCGAGATTTAATCAACCTCGATAGATCCAAAGAAGCAGATGATAAGAAGATAGCCGCTAGTAAACTTGCTATAGAGAAGACTTTAGCAGATGCTAAACTCCGTGCTGCCGCAGGAGGTCCTTCTGGTCTTACTGCTACATTTCAGAAGGAATTATCTGATCTTCAAACTAAGCAGGATGCCGAAACTAAATTAATGACTGAAGCTGTTACGAATAGGAATGCTACAATAGAACAAGAGAACGCTTTACATAGAGCACATGAATTAGAGCAGGAAAAACTACTCGCTGATCAAAAGAAACGCTTAATAGACCTGACCCTGAATCAAACGAAAGAAGTACTTGGTTTTATGGGAAGTGCTTTTGGCGATATGTACGAAGCAACAGGCAAGAAGCATAAAGCATGGGCACGGGCACAAAGAGCTACTAACATAGCAATGGCAGTTATTACTACTTACCAATCTGCTATAAAAGCTTATGATGCCGCACTGCTCCTTGGTCCTGCTGGGATATATATGGCTCCAATAGCAGCAGCAGCAGCGGTATTCGCTGGTATGGCAAAGATAGCGGCAATGCGGGCACAACCACTTGCGACTGGTGGTGTAGTAAAAGGAAGTTCTCCGACTACTATATCTGATAACATTCCAGTTAGTGCAACGGCAGGAGAGTTCATGCAACCAGTAAGTGCTGTTAGGAAATATGGACTCGATGGTATGGAGGCTATTAGAAGAGGATTAGTACCTCCAGAATTATTACAAAGATATAACTTGACAGGTTTAAAAGTTCCGTCAGGTCTACGGTTACAATCTGGAGGAGTAGTGCCGAGCATACCAGATACCGCACAAGGACCTGGAGGACAAGTGGCAGGACAACCTATTAATATAATAAACATTCTTGATCCTAAAGAGTTTGATAAGTACTTGTGGTCTCCACAAGGAACGAACTCAATAGTAAATATAATTTCTTCGAACCAAGATAGGATTCGTAGACTACAGACGTCATAATGATAATAGACGACATAATAACATTACCTCCAAATTGGGAGTCCAAGCCTACTATAGAAAGGACGTGGAAGACAGGCATCCAAACTTCTGTAGTAGGTTTAGAAATACGTAGTGCTTTATTTACATGGCCTCGTAGGAGACTGCAGTTTACAATAGACTCCTTAACTGCAGCGGAGTCTAACTTTTTAAGAAGAATACTTTGGAAGAATCTCCATAACGTTTTAGGTATTCCTTTTTGGATGGATAGAACTACTTTAACTGCTCAAGCAAACTCAGGTCAAGCCGTACTTCAGGTCGCTGACACTACAAATAGAAATTTTGAAGCAGGTGCTCCTTGCGTAGTAATGACAGCTTATGACACGTATGAGTACGCAGAAATACTCTCCTTTACAGATACTTCAATTACTCTAAACACTAATTTAGTATCGACATGGGCAACTGGAAATGTGTACCCAGTACTTCAATCAAGATTTGATTGGCAGCAGCAACTTGGCGGAGTTACCAGTACCATAGCTAATCTAAGTGTGGACGCTGACGAAGCATTTGATGCTGATGTGACTAAAGTCTTTATTGGAGCAGACCCTTTTATTACTCATCTAAGTAGACCAGTTTTTACTCTCGAACCTAATTGGCGTACTACCGTAGATCAGACAATAGGACGTCCCTACGATATATGGAAATTCCTTGGAAAGGAAGCTGTCGATACCTCACGGGAAGAAAGTGTTATAGGAACGAAAGCATTATTTACTTTTTATAACAGAGCTGACTTATACGAGTTCATAAAATTCTTTGACTATGTGAGAGGTAGATGGGGTAGGTTCTACTGTCCCACGTGGATGAAAGACGTAGTAGTCACTTCTGCAATAGGTTCTGCAGATACAGTACTCGACGTTGAAGCAATAGATTGGTCTAACTACTGGGATATTGGTTACGACGTCGGTCCTGCAGGTTCTAACCTGTTCTTATGGGCACCGGACGGAACGAAGGTAGCAAGAGAGATTGTAGATGAACCAACTACTACTACTTTGGAATTAGGAAAAGCAGTAGGCATAGATGTTACAGCAGAAGGTCTTTACGCCTTACTGTGCTCGTTTCTTCCACTATCCAGATTTGCTACTGATTCTATTGAGATAAAATATGAAGCTGAGAATGTGGCGGAAGTACAGGTCACCTTTGTAACTATTCCTGGCGTGTCTTCTTATAGTTCTTCGTCTTCATCGAGTCGAAGTTCATACAGCTCATCATCTAGTTTAA